CTTTCTTGACCTGCAGTATCCCATATATCAAGACTTGTTTGTGTCTCCCGGTCTTTGTATCTTGAATATGCTGCACCTATTGTCGAATATATATCTTCTTTAAAGTTTCCAAATAAACTACATACTACACTTGTTTTACCAACTGAACTGTCTCCAATCATAACAGTTTTATATGGTTCGTTAAGTCTATTTTCTCTTATAACCATATACTTTATTACTAAATTAATTCCAATATAATACCAAATTAATTAATTATTGTCAAATTAATTAATTATTGTCAAATTAATTAATTATTGTCAAATTAATTAATTATTGTCAAATTAATTAATTTTGTCAAATTATGATTTAAAAATTTATAATTTTATATAAATAATATGTTAACATTTGTTTGTTGTCCAAAACCTTTTATTACTGAATTTGAATTAATACAAAAAAATGCAATTTTAAGTTGGAATAATATAGGGTTAGATTGTAAAATTGTTGTATGTTGTGATGATTATGGCGTAGAAGGATTTTGTAAAAAATATAATTTTATTCATGAACCTAATGTTGAAAGAAATGAGTATGGAACACCATTAGTTTATTCTATATTTGAAAAAGGTTATAAACATACTGATAAAAATGGATTTGTATGTTATATCAATTCTGATATAATATTAACAAGTTCTTTTACAAAAACATATAATGAATTCAAATCTAATTCAATGTTAAAAAATTTTTTGATTATAGGTCAAAGATGGGATATGAAAAACACATATCCAATTAATTTTAATGACCCTAATTGGGAAAATGATTTAGAACAAATAGTATATAAGGAAAATCGTCTTCATTCTGAATGTGGTATAGATTATTTTTTACATTCACCGACTACATTTAATGATATACCAAAAACATTTGCAATAGGTAGATATCATTGGGATAGATGGTTAGTATATAATGCAGTAACAAGTGGAATCCATACAATTGATGTTTCAAAAACAGTATTATGTGTTCATCAAGATGGTCATTATTATGCATCTCATAATATAATTCCGGTTAATTTGTTATCTGAAACCGATGAAGTTAAAAGAAACTGTGCATTATTTGCTAAATGTGGAAAAAATATTGATAGTTCCAAATATAAAACAATATATGATAATGATAAAAATATATTGTTTATTGAAAGATAATTTATCAAATACATTTATTAGATTCAACAATTATTTAAAATTATATAAGTATTGATTAATTAATGGTAAAGGTAAATTATCACGGGAGATTAGGTAATAATCTTTTTCAATATTGTTTTGGTCGGATATTGGCAGAGAAGTATAATCAACCACTTATTTGTGATAAAATTAATGGATTTCCCAATATAAAATCAATAGATGATAAATCTAGTTATATAACTAACACGAATAAAATGGATTTATTGGGTCATTATATTGATATTAATAATTTACCACAAAATACAAATTTTATTTTGGATGGTTATTATCAAAGATATTCGTATTTTAAGTATCGCAAGGATGATATATGCCGATGGTTATTATGTGATGCAAAACCTTCATATATTTGCGAAGAAAAAGATGTTGTTGTTCATATAAGATTAGGAGATGTTTGTAGTGAACATGAGGAACATGTTGAAAATCATAGAAATATAACTTATGCACATCATCCATTACCACTATTTTATTATATCAATGCAATAAATTCATTTAATGATATAAATAAAATATTAATTTTAACTGAAAAAAATTGGATTGATCATCCACAAATAAAGTCATTGAAATCATCATTTCCCCAATACGATTTTATAGTTATATCCGATACAATAGAAAAAGATTTTTCTACAATAGTTTATGCAAATAGAATTATAATATCGCAGAGTACGTTTGCTTGGTGGAGTGCATTTTTATCAAATGCGACTACAATACATTCTCCTTTAATTGGTTTTTGGCATCCAAAATCAAATCGTAAAATAAACATAATCAAATCAAATGGAAATTTTATAGATCACGAAATAAATTTAATTGTTGATGATGAGAACAGATATATATATCACGATTTGTGTGAAGACCCAAATATGTATGTTAAAGATTATTATGATAAAAATCCATTATCTATATAAATGTTCGTATAATTAATATAAATGTTCGTATAATTAATATAAATTATAAATAAGTTATTTTATATGGAACCTATTTCTTTTTCAAAGTTTTCATTTGATAAAGTAAATTTTGGAAACCCAGTTAAAAATGGAGATTATACCATAATAGATATTACATACGATTCTGAATTTCTTACAGTTAAAACACCATTATTAGAGTTTGTTACATGCAAAGCATCCATGGACGAACAAATATATGCGATAACATCCTTTAAGGACATATTATATAATAATAAAACTTCAACTTTTTTTAATTTTATAAAAGATATAGATAATTCAGTAATAAAGGGATGTAAAAAAAATAAATGGTTTCCAAATAAAACAAAAGTAAGTTTTAAGAAAAGTTTTATAAAATCTACTACATTAGAAGAGTGTCTAGAAGATACAAATAACGGATGGATATATCCATTATTTAAAATGGAAGCAAGTGATTGCGATATATACAATAAGGATCGAGAACTTATTAACATTGATGAATTAGATTCAATTAATTCTGTAAGATGTATATTACAATGTGATAGTGTTTGGATTAATAAAAATAAGTTTGGTTTAAACTGGAGTATTATACAAATGCAGGCACTTAATAAAAATAAAAATGACGAAAATGATTATATGTTCTATGATAGTGACACAGACGATAGAAAATGTGAAACAGATTATGATACTGATGCATATGCTACCGATTATGTTAACCTATAAGTGTTAAACCTTTGCTCATTTAAAACACCGACTTTTTACAAATTTTCTAAATAATTTGTTGCATCAACAATATCATCAAATATTGGTATTTTATTTTTTTTTGCATGTCTAAATAAGATTCGTCGTATATTTATTACATTTTTATATATTAAATCTTTTCTATTTGCCATATATTTTTTATGTAATTCTAATGGTGGAATAACAATTGCATCTGCGATATATTCCCATAATAGTGATCCTATTATTCTATACCCTAGTAATTTTGATTGCTCGGACATATAATCTGCTCTTAAATAATTTAATTTAAATTCTTTGTCATTATTTTTATTTAAGTGCCAATTAACGCCCAAATCATAATATAAATCATCTTGATCAATCCAATCTTTTTTTTTCCCAACTTGATTTTTTACGAATGTCGTTTTTCCAATACCAGGTGGACCTAATATTACATATCCTTTTTTATGTTTTTTATAATATTTATTATATTTGGAGTAAACTTTTGTATCACTTGTAAACATGAACATACTTTTTACATTAGACATTATAATATAATATAGTCGGCGTTTTAAATGAGAAAAAGTGTAAAAAGAATTTCTATTTATAATGTCTTTTTTTTCTATTACTATATTATGGTATATAGTAATAAAAATTATTGTTCGACATCTACAAATTATCAAAATGGTAGTTGTTTTAAATTAGAGGATTTAAAAATAATTGCAAAAGAATTAAAAATTAAAAATTATGTAGGTTATACCCATAAAAAGTTATGGAATAAAATTAAAAAGATTCTTTCCGAATGTTCAACTGAAGTATGTTGGATAAAACATCCACGTTTAAAAAAAATATTTGATAAAAACATAAAATTCTCAAATACAAACAATAAATCATTAAAGCACTCGATCCAATTTTTTAGATTTAAACCCATAAAACCCGATGAAGATGGTCATAATACCTGGTTATCAACAATCGATATCGAACATTTATTAAATCAGTTAGATAAAAAATATTCTGATTTTAAATTTATTGGTGCAGTTCCTATTAATTTTGATGATGATATAGGGAAAATTAATGATATTACTACAAATATATGTGTGACAAATGAATTATGTAAATTAGATATAAATAATCTAATTAAAGAGGGAATACGAAAAATTGGTATTGTTTTTAATATGGACCCTCACTATAAAGGTGGTTCACATTGGACATCGCTATTTATTGAAATTAATGATAACAATAAAAATAAAAAGGATAAATATGCGTCAGTAGAATATTTCGATTCATTTGGTTTACCTCCAAAAACTGAGATTAAAAATTTAATAGAACGTGTATCGTCGGATTTAAAAAAAGAAGGATATCGTATTATCCATAAATTAAATAAAATTAAATTTCAAGAAAACAACACTGAATGTGGTGTATACAGTATATATACTATAAGGGAAAGAGTTATGGGATGTAATTATGATAATATTATTAAAAAATTAAAAAATATTAAAATCACAAATAAAAATAATCCTGATAATAAAATGTCTTCTTTAAGAAATGTATTTTTTTTACCAAGAGAAATATATAATACAAAATAAATACAAAATAAATACAAAATAAATACAAAATAAATACAAAATAAATACAAAATAACCTTATTTTAATCTTATTATTTTAATCTTATTATAATAATTTATTATTTAATTTATTATTTAAATTTTTATTAACGTTAATTTATGAGTTAATATTTAATTAATAAGTTTTTAAGTTAAAATTATTATAAACTATAAATATAATGAATATACACTTTACACATACTGATACTGCAAATGCTTATATCGAATATTTAACTTCAATACTTACCCCGCATATATATGATGGTATTAAATCAATATATGATGATTGTAAAATAATAACAAAAGGAAATGGAAATAATATTGTAATATTTCAAAATGCATTAAAAGCTATTAGTAAATGGGAAGAACAAACCAAACATGACGAATATAATCGTTTAAGTACACAATTACAAACAAACAAATTACAAAAAATTACAAAAGCAATTATTAAATCTAAAATAAGAGTTTTATTAGGTGGAAAATCTTTAAATGACAATTTAAAAACATTGTTAGATGAAAATGATTTACCAGTTAAATTTATTCATGAAATATATCTGGAAATTGCTAGAAAATTATATATGACACCTCATTTAATGTCTTGTGATGTCAATTCTTTTGAAAGACAGAAAAATATTAATATTATTCTTTCGATGATAGAAACATCGATACATAAAGCAATTTATAAACTTATTCCAATAGACGATATAGCAGAAGAATACTTAATTAATGATGAAACAAATGAAAATGAAATATTTGATACAACTATAAGAAACACAATTGATAATTTATCACAAATCATTAGGGACAATGTTAAGGTATCTGTTTCTAGTGAATTTAAGAATCTTGAAAAAACGTTCGGAAACATTAGGGAACAAAATGTTCGCAGTGAAGGAAGTGAATTAAGTGATTGTGAATCATATACAAGTAACAAAATACAAGATGGTGGTGCAAATATGAGCATAGTTTCTGAATTACCCGAAGCAAGTAAGTTAATGAATAATATTACTACTAATCAATATGGCGGTGATGGTTATGGTTCAGATAAAAGTGAAAAATCTGATAGAAGCGATAGTTTTAAGAGTGATAACAGTAAAATAATTCGGTTAGATGGAGATGATGTTCATGTTGGTGGAGATGGATATATATATGGAAGTGAAAAATCTGAAAAATCATATGATGGTCACGACGAATACATTGATGACGTAGATACTTCATATGATATGAAACATAACCAGTCTGGAGGAGTTCAATCATTAAATCAAACATTTGTTCCATTACCAAATAATACTGTTGTTAATCCAAATCCTCCTATTCCAAATACACCAGTTCTAAGTCATCTACAACCTACCCTACCATCAAATATTTCTTCTGGTCTTGTTCCAGTAAACGCTCATAACGTTACTTCCATTATTACACCTCCAGTAAATTCGCAACCACCTATTTCCCACCCAAATGTTCAACCACCTATTTCCCAACCAAATGTTCTACCACCTATTTCCCAACCAAATGTTCTACCACCTATTTCCCAACCAAATGTTCTACCACCTATTTCCCAACCAAATGTTCAACCACCTCAACTTGGTGGAGATTATACCGAACAATCTAAACCATATATAAATAATTCAATTTCACAAAAACCACAATTAATGCAATCGGGTGGTTATAATTCTATTGAAGAAATAGGAGCAGTTTCTGTACGTCGTTCAGATTTCTTATCAGATTCTGATGCTGCTGATGATGATACACGAAGAATAAAACTTCGATTAGATGGTGGAGGAATTGGTAATTCTATAAGTTCATTAAGAGAACAGAGATATAAACGTTCAAGAAACAGATTCAGAAATAACAATGTAGCATCAAAATTCACATTTTTTGATGACCACGGTGTATCAGAACACGATAATATGTAATAGTTAGATAATCGAAATAAATAAAGAAAATTTCCTAAAATAAATTAAATTAAATAATTTTGAAAATTATAATTTGAAAATTATTTAATTTAATTTGTGTGTAAAATATTTAAAATAATTTTATCCCATTATTTAACAATGGATATGATGAAAAATCCGCTAATCGCAGGTCTTGTAGGTAGTATTCTTGTAATATTAACTATTATTATTGATAATAAGTATCATAAGATAAATAGAGATACAAAATCATATGTAAGACTCACAGTTATAATTACTTGTATAATCGTGTTTATGATGTATGGTTTAGGCAGTAATTCACAATCTGAATATTGTAATATTCAAATAGGTCGTTCAGATTTTTAAAAAAAATATTCTATATATTTTAAGACATTAAATATATATGAGTAATATTGAAATAAAAAAATTCGATATGAAAAAAATTCGTAGCGACAGTGTTGTTGTATTAATTGGTAAGAGAGATACTGGAAAATCATTCTTATGCAAAGATTTACTTTATCACAATATGAGTATTCCAGTTGGTGTGGTTATATCAGGCACCGAATCGGCGAATTCATTTTATAAAAGTATGGTTCCAAAGATGTTTATTCATAATGAATTTACGCCAGGTATTATACAAAATACTTTAAAACGACAAAAAATGGTCATAAAAAAATTAGAAAATGAAAAAACACAACAAGGTTATTCAAATATAAATCCTAATGCATTCCTTATTCTTGATGATTGTTTATATGATAATTGTTGGGTTAAAGATAAAAATATTAGGTCGTGTTTTATGAATGGTAGACATTTTAAACTTTTGTTTATCCTTACTATGCAATACGCTTTAGGTATTACACCTAATCTCCGAACCAATATTGATTATGTATTTATATTAAGAGAAAATTATATATCTAATAGAAAAAAATTATATGAACATTATGCAGGTATGTTTCCAACATTTGATATATTTAATCAAGTTATGAATCAATGTACTGAAAATTATGAATGTCTTGTAATACATAATAATGCTAAAAGTAATAAATTAGAGGATCAAGTTTTTTGGTACAAGGCAGTAGAACATCCACCATTTCGTTTAGGTCCAAGATTACTATGGGAAAATCAAGAAAATAATATGGACGATGGTTGTGATGAAGATGACAATTTTAATAATCAGTTCTCTAACAAGAAACTACAATATAATATCAAGAAAGGATCTTAAATTTAAAATATTTAAATTTTGTTTTGATTTAATCAAATGCAATAATACCACTTTCATCTTCAATATCGTATGGGTTATCATTTTCATTTTCCTCCCAGTTAGCATTACATCTAACATTTATCCATCCTGTACGTGTTTTGTTATGTATATCTTTGACTGCTCCACTATTCACAATAATTTTTTCCATTCGCTTTCTACTTGCTCCAGTAGTACTCGATACAGTAATTGAATGTCTTTGACCCCATACTCTAAATATTTTCATAATATGCGGAAGAGTACCATCCGGTGTTCCTTTAATTTTACTATCAAACGTTTTAATAGTTGTATTAACTCTAATACATTCATCAAAGAACGCTCGGTAATTATCACTTTCTTTAATAAATTCATCTGTTTGTTCTTTAACAATATCTGGTTCTGGAAGTCCACCGATATCATAATATTTTTTATACCAAATAACAAGTTTTGCAAAAAAAACATCAACCCATTCTAATACCTTTTCTTTCATTCGAGTATCAATTTGTTTTTCATATTTATTATTAGGGTTTGGATTATATTTAAACTTGACTTTAAAGGGTACAACTGACATTCTTCGCCATATAGCCTCATCATCAGCATCTGGAATTGATGGTACTTTATTACACATAATAATAGGTGTAAATTGAGGTTTAAATGTAAATGACTCTCCGTATAATTTTCTTGTACTGACTGAATCGCCACCAGTAAGTTCTTTAATAAGAGCAGAGTTAAATTCTTGACCTTCTTCGGGTTCTTGTAAAGTAATTAATCTTACTCCTTTTGTTTTCGCTAATTCAGGATTAGCATTTTCTGCTTTTGAACGTTTATTTGTTACCAAAGTTGGTTGAACTTTAGAATGATACATTTCAAATGCCTGTTCTAATAATGTCATAAGAAGTGATTTACCATTAGCACCTGAACCAGTCCATATATGAAATTTTTCTTCTTTATTTCTACCTTCTAAACAACTCGCCATAGTTAACCATACATACTCACGAAGTGGTTCGTCTGGAATAATATCTTCCATAAATTTATCAACAAGTTGGTCCTTTTCCATATCATAATCATTTGAATCGGGACCGATATAATCTCTGTTAATCTGCATACTAACATAATCTTCTGGAACTCCTGGGCGAAATATTGGATTAGAACCATTTGTTATATCCAAAACACCATTTTTGAATGCTATCAAATGAATACACGAATCACCATCCAACAATTGGATAAATCTTCTAATATCATAAGGTGATTTATCAGAATCATTGAACATACTTTTAGAAGTTTCCATTATACTTTTTTGTCGAGATGATGTTTTGATACCCTTTTTTGTTTTTGCTTCTGAATCTGTAATTTCGGCAACCATTTGTTTTTTTAATTCAATTCTTTTTTGTTCTTCTAATGGGTCACTATTATTCGATAGCATATTTTCAGTATTTTCTGTATTAACTGCTACTAAGTGTTTTGCATATTTTGCATGTAATATTGATAAATAATTCCAAAAATAATTTGCTAACCCGGGTTCAAACGGTGTTGTTGACATCAAACGGATTAACATAGGACAACCTCCTTTTTCATCACTACAACGCCAAACATTATTTGCAAACTCAAACCACATATTTGCACCTGGTGAAATACATACGCATCTTGATTTAGTCATTGTAAATAATACTCTTGCTATATCTACATCTTTTCCCCCATTATCAACGCAACGTACAACCTGGGAATTTACATCATTATTTTGCATTTCAGAGAATTTTATTATATTATCTTCTTTTAACCATCTATACAATGTTCCAATAAACATACCATCTTTTCTATTACCAAAATTTGCCCAACAATTGATAAGATCGGACTGATTATATTTTTTCATATCTTTTTGACTAAAATCGTCCCAAATATCGCGCATTTCATTTGATGAACATATATTATGAAGACATAAACCCAATTTTTTCCAAGGGTCGTGTTCTTTAGCACGGTCAGAATTTAGCGACATAACGATTTCACGGATTCGTTCAATATTTTTTGAATGTTCACTTGAATGATTCAATTTAGATAATAAACAATGATGATTTAAATCATCATTTATGTCTTCTCCCATATCAGTTCCGTTAAAACTTATTGGTTCGAGTTCTTTTGTTTTTTTCTTATTTTTCTTGTCACCAGATTTACTTTTATCATTTTTTTCCCATATCGAAATATCTTCATTATCGCAACGAATACTAAGTTTTTTCATAAGATTTAAGTCTGTAAACTGTTTGATGTTTACATCTTCAATATTATTATCAAATACATATGATAATTTGTATGGTTTTTTATGTGGTTTATTACATCCATAAATTAACCAATTGTTCACTTTTATAACAGATTTATCATACACACTACTCCAGCGGTTAGAATTTTTAGTTTTATCTGGTAGATGAATTTTTGTTGTAAGAGATTTGAATATTTCATCCATTTTTTCCAAAATTTTATCTCTTAAATAAAACTGAAAATCATATTCAGTATATATAGGTATTTGAATATGAATACCATCCTTTACAAACTCTTTATCGAGGTAAGGTGAATCTCTTTCTAAAACAAAGATTTGAATTTTTGAATGTTCAATATCAAGTTCATTTTTAATTATTTCAACGACTTCTTTACATAATTCCATGAGTTGTTCTTTTGTGTGTCGTCGTGTTATTTTACTATCTTTATCTTTGAAACATTTTTTTGAATAGAGATCTTTATCAAATTTCATATCAATATCAATAAGAATTGGTCCTTTATTTGGTAAATGTTTTTCAGTTAAACTAAGTTGTTCATTATCAACAAACAACGATTTATATAATCGACCCCAAAATTCGGGTCCTGGATCCCAATAATCTTTTTCTATACTGGGAATACTATACGAACCTGCGTGACAATACATTGAATCCGAACCCATACGAGTATGGGTTATAGACACAGATTCATCATTTGTTGGGTCAGTATCTGCGTTTTTTATTTTATTTATATATTGATACTCACCATTACCTTGATTTTTAATCAAGAATTGTTTAAAAATTATACTTAGGGATTTTTCATTTTCCCAATCAGACATTTAATATTACTAATATATTTATTTTTAAATGTGTTTTTAAAAAAATTATATTATTATTTACACTATTTATGGTGTGGTTTGTTATTGTAACTGTTATTTTTTGTTACTGTAAATTTTATTTGAACTCCCTTATAATTCTTTAAATCCCCCATTTTACCATAAAAATCACAATTTAATTATTTTATAAAAATATAACCATAAATATGGTATGGATATATTTAATTTAAAATTTATAACGTCCATGATATTATCGCATTATTATTAGTACTATTGATATCTAAAACAATTTTAATATCTATTTTACCCTTTTCAACCTTATTACCATTAATTACATTTATTACACTAAGTTTCTTTTTAATAACAATAGGAATTTCATTATTTGTATCAACAGATATTTCTAATGTAGAGTCTCTAACACCATCTGTAAGATGAAAATTATTATAATCATTATAGTATTTGTATATTAATTCAAATACATACCCAAGAGTACTTGCTGTTGTCATACAAACAACATCATTGAATAAATTAGGTGGTACTGTTTTTAATATATCTAGTGCTTTTTTTGTTGAATATCGTTTACCATTTATTATTAAATCTGACCGAGGCATATCTGAATAAAAATTGCGTAATATTAACTTTTTATTTTTCATAAATTTTTTAACATCATTTATATATTTTCTCTTATCAATTATCATATACTTTTCATAACCATCATCCATTTTCTTTTCAATAACAACGGAACCAAACTCGTCTATAGTTTCAGTTAATATTGGTGTTATTGGAAATTTTTGGTTACCTAGTATAATATAATCAGATTTATCCATTAATCTACTTTAAACAGTTAATTTAATTTTATATTACATTTGGTACATTTGGACATCCTCTTTTAATTAAAAAATTTAACCAATAGTTATAATTTGTTGTATAATATGATGATTTTAATTCGTCCATATTCATTTCACACGATAGTTCAATTGGAGTATTATTTGAACCTATTTTTAAATTTCCATTATGAGGTTTGGGAGAACATGAACAATTTTTATTCCAATTTCTATCTGCACCCGATGGGGTTGAATCAGAACATTTTAGATTGTATCCAAATGGACATACACCCATTCGCCAACATTTACCATTTGAAAGTATACCTCCACCATGAGTACAATTACCTTTAATTGGTTTTAAATATCCTCCTTTTAGTCGTGCAAAATGCGATGTCGCACCTCCCGCACCCCAATCTTGTATTGTATTTAAGCATCTATCACTGCTTCTCACACATATAGCATTTTCGCCTTTATCACCTCTAGGTCCGTCCCCTCCACGTGATCCTATGTTTCCTTCTTCGCCTTGTGGACCTTGGTAACCTCTTCGACCTTGATTTCCTGCTGAACCCAATGAACCTTGTTTTCCTATCATTTTTTTAGGATTGTATACATAACGCGTAATATAATAAAGAATTGCAAAATTAATAATAATAAATAATATACCTACTATATAGTCACTCATTTAAAATATACAAATAGAATAATATATTATTTAATAAGATTATTATTCTATTTCCAATAAATTTGTAGTTTGTATGATTTAATTTAATTATAATTTTTGTTTAGTTTTCCCCTAATGGATTGGTTATATCTGAATTTTGTGATGCATTATGCCAACAATAATTATTACTTGTATTTTTCTTATATGAACTGTATGGCGAACCCCATCCGCTAGTTTTATCTAATAATGTAGTTCCTTTTGTAAATAATTGTATGTATCCGGCACCTTCAAAATGAGTAAAACCTCCACAATTAGGGTCACTATTACATTTTTGTTTTCCTCTTTCGACCGAATTGCTATGACCATAATGACCGCCATAACCAGAACTTGCAAACTTGGATGTTAATTTCGGATATGTATTGATAGAACTACTTGCGGTACAGCTTTGTGGAGTATTAGAACGATTTAAACAAATAAAACCTGGATTTTTTGCGGTTCCGTGACAAGTATCATGTAATGTGTCACAACTCCATCCATTACAACTTGTTTTGTGAGTAGGTAATTTATCTGCAGTTATTATTTTATAACCTGATATATGATTGTTATCATTTACAATATTATCTTGTGTTGCACTATTTTTAACACTACACATTTTGGTATCTTTATTGTATGTAAATCCTGCACAAGATGGTATTTTTAAACATCTTTTAGCACAATCACTCAATTTGTCTTTTGTAATATCGGCATATCCTGGTATTGCACTAGATGTAAAACGTTTATTCATAATACCTTGTGCATATGAACCAGATGGATATGCGACATTATTGGTTATTTTGGGTCCTGGAATACCAGGACATCCTACTTCCCACAGATCATTACGCCAATCATTAAAACCTATTTCACCATATCCTTTTAATCCATTAAAATTATATCTACATTTGGTGTTATAATCATCTGTATTATATGGTGCTTTAGGACCACACATTCTTCCATCACTGGTTTTTTTGTATCCAAATAAGCATCCTTTATTTCTTAATGACCAATTTGTAAATGCCATATCTCCCCATGTTTGGAGGGGGTCAAGACACTTTGATACTTTATTTCGTATAAAATCTTCATCGCATACTATCATATCACCTTGAGGTCCTTTAGGACCTATTCTTCCTTGAGTACCTCTATTACCATCAGGTCCTCTGAGTCCGTCTAATCCTCGTTCTCCATCGCCTCCCATTTCTCCTTGAATTCCAGTGGATCCTCTTAATTTATTTTCAGTATATCTTCCTTTAACAAGAATATACATTACAAATAAATTTATTAGGAAAACAAATAAATATATATACATTTAATATTAACTGTGATTTTATTTTGTTTCTATTTAAAAATACAAGGGTATTAGAATTAAACATTACTATGCATAAAAATTCATTTTCTTGTTTAAGTTTAGACAGCGATACAGATAGCGATATTGAAAATATCACTTCAAATAACAATACAAATAAAAATTCAAATAAAAATACAAATAAAAATTCAAAGAATAATACAAATACAAATAAAACAGATTTAAATGACGATACCAATGATGATTTGAATGATGATTTGAATGATGATTTGAATGATGATACTAATGATGATTTGAATGACGATACCAATGAGGATTTAAATGACGATACCAATAACACACAACAATATAATGAATTATCTACTAAAAATATTACGGTTAAAAATACTATTACAACTGCTGTAATTAGCAACATAATACGTTATGGTATATTTGTAAATGTCGGATGTGGATTTAATGGATTAATCCATAATTCTTCAATTAGTAAAACATTTAATACACATATATGGGATCCAAATACAATATTTACAGTTGGTCAAAAAATTAGTGTTTTTATTAAAAATATTGATTATACGAAAAAGAAAATAGATATGTATATAGTTAATAAAACTACAAATGACCAACATTTGTCATCTATAATTGCCTTTAGATTATTAAAAAATTTAGATAATCAAAAATTGGAAAATTTCAAAAATTTTAAATATGATGATACCTTAAAACACGTATCGCGCGAAATATTACATAATCGTATCAAAGTATCTAAATGTAGCAAACTTAAGTATTATGTTTTGGACATTACATATGATAATAACAACATAACATCTTGTAAAATATTAGAAGAAACTTATGATAAATCTGGAAACGATTGTATTCCTATATATGATGGAACAAACGAATGTATGGACGAAACAATTAAATGTATAGATAGTATAAATAAAAAATATACATCATCTTTTGCGTTGAGTTTATTATCTAATTTAATTAATACAACAATTTATAATTGTGTTTCTTCTAATGATAATTATTACTTTGATGTTTACTTTCGTTTAAGAGCAACATTAACCGAATTGGCAATACAAGATAAAAATATTATATATATTGCAGATAATTATATTTCAATGTTTATATCATCACATACGTCACAGTTTCATATTTGTATATTACTTATTATATTATCTGTTTCAAATTTTTCATGGATTGATATTTCATATCCTATTATAAATAGTTCTATTAAACATACACTTATTCAACTAAAATTATCAAATAAAACATTATATTATAACACTATTAATACAGGAAATATAAGCAATATTAGGATTACTAAAAATATTTATATGATTGCACAAATAATTTTGTATAATGATTGCTTTAATAAATATTTTGGTCGAAAAGAAAAACATACAGATATTATTGAATGTATAAGATACTTTAAAGGAGTTCCAACAATTTATTTTAAAAAAAATATAGAAAAAATTACTAATAATTTAAAAAGTATCACATCTTTTATTGATATATTTACAACAATTACATCACCAATTAATAATATATATGTTTCGGAATGGATTAAACGAATTGGTGCAAATATTGAAAATAACAATAATATATCTGATTTTAAATATAAAAAAAATATACCACCAAATTTCAAAATATTGACGTCATTTGTTTCTGTTTCTCAGGGAGAAAGTATATATGATAATATATTAGAATAATTTCAATTAAATTTAAATATATATATATAATATTAGATATGGCACCTGTACCAAATATTCAAGAATATATTCTTACAATTAATGAACAAAAATTTTATGCACCTTTTTTATTTTATACAATTCTTGCTTTATTTACAATAGTTATGATTATTCATTACAAACTTAATAAACGTTCCACAATTGTTTAGATATAGATTTTATACAATTTAATTTTAACATAATTAATATGTTAAAATTACTTTATTTGTATTATTTAGACCTAAATATCTATGTATATGGATCCACCAGATTTTGATAGGAACCAAATTACATTAGATGTTTTAAATGATGATGATTATGTTATTTCTTTAGGGAAAGGAACGGTAAAAGGTAGATATAATATTTGGAACATAATGAGTGATTATGTTTGTCCAAATATCGAATGTGAAAAAGAACCTGAAGGTAGAAGTATATTTAGTTCATTATTTACATTTATGGTTAGATTAACTGATATTTTTAGTATTTTTGATATTGATTAAATTAATTAGGAAGACCATATTGTTTTGCTATTTGCTGTGAAAGTTTTCCTAGTGCCGACAATTTTTTCAGTTCCAGTCCCGGTCTCGTAAGTTGTTTTACTTTTTTTGAAAGTATTTTTCGTCGTCGTTGTTGTTGTAGTGCTGAAAGTCGTCCTAGTTGTAATAATCCCTGTGGATTCATATGTGATGGTGGTCCTGCAGATGGTGGTCTTCTTTGTGCTGGTGCTGGTAGTCTTCTTGGTGCTGATTTTAATTTTAAAATTTTTTTGGATAAATTTACGGTTTTATTTCTTGTTTGAATTATTTTAAAGTATCCTTCTAATAATTGGAATTGTTGTGCTGAATGTCTCGGGTTATTTTGTTTCGCGTTTATATATTTTAATACATATGGTACATATTCAGATGAACTTACTTGACGTATTATAATAATTTCTTTCATTAATTGCGCTCTTTTTTCAGTAGATAAATTTTCGCTTCTTATTATTTTTTTTAGGGAATCTACATATTGTATAATTTTTTGTTGATCTTCACTAACTGGTCCACCACCACTAAATAATTTGAATGATGCTTTAACAACTTTATTTGATCTGTTCATTTCTGTTTTAACACAACAAGTAGCATCCTTGCAATCTTCATATTGTCCAATACCTAATGTATGACCTATTAAACATTGACATTTTCCACCAAAACGTCCAAGTCGAGATTTTCTATATTCACAATCCTGTTTACAAGGTTTTTCGTGTACACTTTTTTTACAATGTTGTCGTCGTTGTCGTCGTTGTCGTTGTTGTTGTTGTACTTGTTGTTGTACTTTTTGTTGTAATTTTTTAAATTGTTGTAGTTCTTGAGGACTTAGTTGTACAGATCGATTACGTGGTTGTGAGTTTTCTGGTGCTCCTCCTCTTTGTTTTTTTGGACAACAATCTTGATGACATATTCCTTTTTCGGGTTTAAGTATACTCTTAAAACTCATACCAGATTCTTTAACAACTGCTCTAACTGATAATATACATCCACATATTCTTCCTATTGATTTACATTTACCATTACCATATAATTTGGAGCATTTTTTGTTATCTACTGTCGAAGAACATCTTGCTTTTTTTGATTCTAAAATTTCTTTAACATTACGTTTATCAGCTTCTAATTTTTCTATTGTTTTTTGTACTTCATCGATATTCGGTAGTTTACGTACGGAAATACCGGGGGGTGTTCTTTCTCGTATTCCATATTGACTACCTACAGTACTCATTAAATCACTTTCGATTTTTTTGATGTCATGTGTGATGTTGGATATTATTTTTTTTAATTCTTCTATTGAAAGACTTTCTAAAATTTTTGCTCTATGTTGTGCTAGTTGATTTCCTGCTCCTCCTCTCTTAACATTTCTTTTTGTTGTTGTTTTTGTTGTTTTTGTTTTTTTTTGTTTAGTGTTTTGGGTTGTTTTTATTGTTTTTTTATTTTTATTCTTACCTCCTCCATTGTTAATATTTTTATTGATTTGTTGTGCCATTTATATGATTTACATAGAAAAAAACGCAATATTCCTTATGGAACATTGCAAATAAAATAATGACTATTTAGATATTTAAAACATCTTTATTCGTTATAATAATATTGAATTAAATTTATTGTGATACTTCGGCATAGCAAGATTGTCCAGTGGTTGCTGGTCTGCATTGAGATAATCCAGAAAGACCTCCATTGAATTCTTCTTCATCATGGAATTCTTCTTTACATTCAGCACCATCACATTCTTTGAATTCTTCGCCTAATAATTTACCACCAGATACTAAGTTTGCTCCTAAACCTAATCCAGTTCCCCATCTAGCACCGCTTGATACTTCGCTTGGTGCGAACATATCAAGAACTGCGAATGTTGCTGCTGCTGTTACTGAAAGAACAAGAACTTCATTGACACGGAGTTTGTTCTTTGGGATTGCTACTGCGGCAAGTGCTACTGCACAACCTTCAATAAGATACTTGATGATTCTCTTAACGATTTCACCTAAATCAAATTCAACACGAGCTTCTGCCATTTTATTATCTGTCAAGAAAAAACATTTAAAGAGATAGTGTTTTTTCTTTAAATAATGGCAAGAGTTTCAGAGAAAAAACCAGAACAAGTTGAAGATTTTTTAGATGTTGATGATCCAATTCCGGGTCAAAAATATGTTCTTATCTCATTTATATCACCAGAATCAACCGTCGAACAACGTGAATTATTTACAATGAATAAATTTTTAAAAGCGATATTTACAAAGGTTAATGATAAAGGTATTGATAAAGTAAATGTTATGGAAACTAGTGCCGATGTAAAACAAAAACGTGGAGGTTACAGAGATCAAGATGAAGGTTATCAATTTCCATCACAATTTACAGATTTTGTAGAATCATATGAAGATTTTAAATATTCAAATGAAGATAAAATCAAGGAAGATTTTAATGAATTAAACAAAAATCAATGTTCAATTAGAGGTGTAAAGGTAAGAGGTGTATACGATGATTATCACACCGCTAAGATTAAAGCAGATCGTCTTCATAAAAAAGATAGAAATTTCCATATATGGGTAGCACAAGTTGGATATTGGCTTTCTTGGGATCCAACGGGCGATCCTAAAGAAATTGATGAGGTATGGGCAAATGAACAACTCAACGACCTTATGGGTGGATACAAGAAGAATACTGATGCCAAGAACAAATTCTATCAAGAATTAACAGAAGATAGAATTGAGTATGCCAAAAAAGAAGGTCAAGTTAAAAGAGATGAAGAAGGAAATCCCTTAATAACTGATTCGGAAAATCAAAATGAAAGTCAAAATCAAAGTCAAAATCAAAGTCAAAATTCAGCAAATGATTCTGATACGAATTTTAAAGATATGGTTAATAATATATTCTAAAATGATATTCTAAAATGATATTCTAAAATGATATTCTAAAATGATATTCTAAAATGATATTCTAAAATGATATTCTAAAATGATATTCTAAAATGATATATTCTAAAATCCCATAAATGAATAATGGCAAATTAAATAATGGATGTTTCCCTTAGTTAATTTAATTTATTTATAAATAGTAGATTAATGAGAACAATTGCTCTACTATTATTATTTATTGGAATTAGTATGATAATTACTGGTTATGTTCGCGATAAACGTGAAAAACCGGAGGTTAAAGTTGTATATAAATATATACCTAGAACATTTGATGAAAGTCAAGATAATCCACCTTCCCTTATGTCAGTATTTGGAAAAATGTTTAATGAATCATCACCTTGGATAGGTAGTCTTGGAAATAACATCGAACGTAAGAAGAAAGGAGATAAAGAATCATTAATGTTCTGTAAAAATTGTAAGAAATGTATGTCACGAGGTTATGGATGGGACTTTTGTAAAAATGTTTGTGTTCAATGTGAAGATATAGATAAATTACCTTCTCTTATAGCAAATAAGGTAGTAAAATTACAAAATAAAAATATAAATAAATACAATATATCACAATAAATGATAGATTTTATAGGTTGTTTAATTTAGATTATTTGAGTTTAGATATTTTATTGACCATATTCACAACCATATAGATGGTTTTCCGGTTTAGTGTTTATTGGTACGTCACATGATGGACATAATCCACATGGATCATTTTTTACAAATTTTTTAAAATTCTCTTCTAATTTTTCTATAAGATTTATTAATGCACGATTTCCATTAATATTTTCCTCATCTAATTTACTATGTATTCTATGTAATATTGCTTCCTCATAATACCATAAAATATCTGTTGTATATCTATGAAAAATATTTTTATCAGTAGAGCATATATTTTTTATTTTAATACGTTCACAAGTGTAAAACGATATAGGAAGTTTACCAGATATATCCGGACATATATCAACACCCCAATGTGATGCTCTTCTTTGATTTTGAAAACTTGCCCTATCTAATCTTGCAAATATGCATTTACTTTCATACCCAGTCATTAATAATATTGTTATAAATATTAGACTGTTACATATACATGAACATGATTTTTTTTTAGATGCACTGATGCTTTCATCGCTCCATATATCAATTTGGGCGAGATTAAATAATCTAAACATACCCCAACCACCTCTGTCATAAGGAATATATTTATCTATTATATTATCAAGTATTGTACCAACTTCATATATATCTAAATATTTATAGATTCTCTTCCAATTCCATTTTTCAATAACGTTCTCTTCTTTCAAATTATCTAAATCCAAATGTTTTACGTTAGGAATTAAAAAATGCATTTTTTCGTATGATTTCCATCGGAGTATAGGGTCATCAATTAACTTGCCTTCACGTGATAATTCTTTATATTTTTTATCATATTTTTCATCGAATTTTAAAAATAACTTCTGACCGAATTGTTCTTTAATAATAAATAGTTCTTTAAGCAAAGCCTTTCTATTATTTACAAAACTTATATTATCCCAGTATATAGTAGGAGTAACAACTTTATCTACCCATTTAAAAGGATTTTTGCGTATTGTGTTAATAAATTTAGATTCAGTAACATCAATTATTTCCCCTTTCACTCTAAAACCTTCTCTATAAGTCTTATATCTCGATTCCATCGTTAAAAAAGAATTTTCATTACATATCATAATCATTTTAGACATTATGAAATCAATGTAAAGATTTGCATATATAAGTCCTAGAGGATGTTTACTTTGGTAAAAGTCATAATAAAATTGACATAATTCTAAAATGTTTTTTTTTATACCTTCGTCTATTTGGGTTTTCTTTTCTATACAAATAATTTGTTTTATGTTTGATAATATACCTTCTATCTTATTGTCGTGCTCTCTAAATATATTATCTAAAGGTTCTACCGACATAGATGGTCCTGCTTGTCCTTGTCGTCCAACTACAAGTTGTGCCCTTTGTCGTTGTTGTTGTAGTGTAGGTGATGGACCTCCCCCGAGTTGTTTAATATATATTTTTAATATTCTTCGTCCATTTATTGAATGAATACTATGTTTTTTATTAGTTAAAGGGTTTACAATATATTTATAATTCATTTATTATAAACATATATATTTTAAGTTTACCTACATGGATCAGCATCAACAAATTCTTTAATTTTACGTTCGAATATACTTATTATTGATTCTAGTACATGATTCTTAGTCCAATCTTCGCCAGAAGACCCAAGACCAGCTTTATTAATTCTAAATCGTACAGATTCTTTATAATAGTATAAAATGTCGGTAGTATATCTGTTAAAAATATTTTTATCAATAGCACATATTTCTCCCATTGTAGAAAGGTCGCAATTATAAAATTGTATTGGTATATAAGAACATCCTGTAGCTGGTTGTGTGCATTTAATATCAACTCCCCAATGTGTTGGTCGTTCCGCTGGCATATGTTTTTCCTTCTTATCTCTATCCATCCTTGCAAATATACAGTCTCGTGGATAACCTGTTATTAAAAGTATAGTTATAAATATAAGACTGTTACATATACAAGAACACGCCTTATCTTTACTGGCAAATAGTTTACTCACACCCTCAAATTGTTTTATTGTTGTAAAATTAAATAATCTAAACATACCCCAACTTCCAGGATTATATGGACTGTTTTCTCTTATAATAGCTTCTAATGTAATACCTAAATCGTGTATATCTATGTAATCATATAACTTATTCCAATCCCATTCGCTAACAATATCAGATTCTTTTATAAGAGGTAATTTGAATTCAAACCTCCTCTGCGTTATATTATCAAAAATAGTAGACTCATAAGGAGTTTTTTCTTTTCCTTTAGAAACCTCGTGTTTGTTATATTCTTCAATATATTTATGTATTATTCTATTACCAAAATCTTTTTTTATTCGGAACAAATGTTTAAGTAAAACTTTTCTATTTTCTAATAAACTCATATTATCCCAATATAATGTAGGCGTTTTTGTCCCTGGAAATAGATATGGATTTCTATTTATTGTTGAAATATATTCTGGTTCAGTTATTTCTATTAGACAAGTAAACTTTGATTCGTTTTTTAAAAATTCTTTATATTTTGGAGTGTTTAAAAATGGATATGGTTCACATAACATAATGACTTTAGACATTAAATAATCAATATATAAATTCGCATATATAAGTGCTAAAGGATGTCCTTTTTTATATAATTCGTAATAAGATTTACAAATATCAATCATTCTTGTGAATATACCGTTTCTTGTGAGGAGGCCTAAAATTTCATCGGTGAATAAATATTGTCCTTCTTGACAAACATCAACTATTAAATTTTCTAATATAGATTCTATAATCTTATCATGTCTCCCTGTAGAGATAAATAGATTTAAATATCTTCGTTCAATTAATTGAGTGGGCGAAGATGCTGCTGGTTCTTCTGGCGTAGATGGTCCTGCTTGTCCTTGTCGTCCAACTACAAGTTGTGCCCTTTGTTGTTGTAGTTGTGTAGGTGATGGACCTCCCCCGAGTTGTTTAATATATATCTTTAATATTCTTCGTCCATTTATTGAATGAATACTATGTTTTTTATTAGTTAAAGGATTTACAATATATTTATAATTCATCTATTATATATAAATATAAATTTAAAATTTATTTAGTCTATTATTATAGTATCGAACATGATGGTAAATACATAAGTATATTACCACCAAACATATTATCAGTTGTATCTATAGGTAAATTTTCTTTAATGTTTGATTCGGTTGGTACAAATATTGGATGTGCTCCTGGAACGTGAGGTCCATAAGTTGTCATTAGTACTTCCTTAAACATTAATTGTTGTATTTATATAATTTATTTATTTATAATTTTATTTATTTGTTTATTTATAATTTTATTTATTTGCATACACATCCATTACTGCAAGATTGCCCTGTTCCTTTACCAAACTCACAACATTCTGGTTTGCATCCTGAATTAATTAAAGGATATACCATTCCATTTTCTGGTACTTGAGAATATACGTCTACTAATGGAACACCATGACCACTTATCATATATATTTTTCTTTCATCTCCATCTAAAAATCCTTCTGTCTTTTTGTATGCGAATAATGTCATTAATATCGCAAGAAGTATAATAAATGATGTTGCTCGTGACATTACATTTCCTTTGACTCGTACAATTGATATCATAACAACAATAGCTGCTATAATTATATAATAAACGCAAAGAAGTGAACCCATAGATAATATAAAATATACTTAGAAAATAGACTTGGAAATATGATTTAAAATTAGCAAATTTTAAAACGAAATTCCACTTAAAGAAATCCTAATATTTATAATTTATATGAACGTTTTTAATACTATTATTAATAACTCTGATTCTGTTTCCTTGAATAAATATGGGATTATACCTGATGAAAAAACGAAATTTTTATACAAAAATATACATGAATCATTTAAAAATGATGCTGGAACAGACATATACAATCATAAAATACTTCAATATCTTATAATTAAATCATTAAATAATAAAGAATATATTGGAACAAATTATGGAGGATGGTTCGTTCCAAATAATATATTAGATAAAAATTCAATTTGCTATTGTGCTGGATTTAGCAAAGATAGTTCATTTGAATTGGGTTTAATTTCAGAATACAATTGTTATGTAAATATATTAGACCCACTTCCTAAAGCATATAGTAATTATCATTCATTAATTTCATTTATTGAAAATAGAATAAATGTTAATGACAATGTCGATGGATATGAATTTTGGAATAATATTTTTCAAAAAGATATACTTGATTTATCTAAATTAAGTTTTGTTAAATATGGTATATATGATGATGATACTAAAATTTCATTAAATATAAATATAAATAAAAATAGTTCATTTGTAGAACATGTCAATGTAGATGTTAAAAAAATACAGTCAATTATGTACTTATTAAAACATAACAAAATCGATTTATTAAAGTTAAATGTGGGTGATAACGCGTGTAAAATATTAAATAGTGTATTAAGTGATGGTATATATCCAAAAATATTATGTATTGAATTTTCGGAATTTTCTAATTATGATGAAGCATCAATACAGATTGATACTGAAAATTATTTTAATAATCTTAAAACATTTTGTAGTTTAATAGATACCCTTAACTCAAATGGATACAAATTATTGGATGATTCTAGAAAAGGAAAAATGACTTTTGTATCCAAGTTTTGTTGATTTGTTTATTTGTTTGTTTATTTAAAGTTTTAAAAATATTAATATTCATTATATTAATGAGTATCCACTTTAAACACTTGGATGAAACTAATCAAAAATATTATCCTCATTTTAAAAATGCATCTTCAATAGCACTTACTTTATTAGTAGGTAGTTTAAAAACATTTACACATGCTGTTTATCCAGATGTATTTGAAAATAGTGCTACAAATACTATAAATAAAGTAAATAAAAATTTAAAAAAAAATACTGATTCAATCGAATTATTAAATATAGATAATTTTGTTGGAGATAACAAATCTAATAACGAACAAGATGCCAATAACGAACAAGATGTCAATAACGAACGTATTATCAATAACGAACAAGATTAAGGTATTAATTATTTATTTATTTATTAAATAATATCCAGGACCATATTTACCATTTTCATTATAGTACCATTCTTGATTTACGTCAACTTTAATATGTAAATTTGATATTTGTTCGATAGTTGGTTCGGGAAGTTCCTTCTTTTCACTGGTCTTAGGAGGCATATTAATATAAATATTATCTTTTATTTATATTAATTTTTTAAATTATTACATTTGAATTATTATATTTTGATTATTACATTTGAATTATTACATTTTGATTATTACATTTAATTATGCAGAAAACTTGATAAAACATAACAAGGCATAATTGTCCAAAATAAATTTACATACATAAATGGTCTTTTAATAAGAGCAAATCCACACGGAAATTTAGGAGTGTTTAAATTAACACTATGTTTATCTTTAATTTGTATAAAATATTCACCCATATATAGAATACTGTTCATTAATTGAGATGCCATAGATATAGAAATAGTAATATAGTATGATTGATTATTTATCGACAAATAATAAATTGATAAGAATGCAAAAACACCACATATTAATGAATGTGTTCCTTCAATTAAACGACTCCAACTATCTTTAATAGACATATATTCGCGATCTGCATATGCACCATACTCGGCATAAAATTGTCTTGATAAATTCCAGGGTATTAATAATTTGAGCGAATATTTGTTACTCCATACGTGTTCTTTTTTATGTATAAATTTAAATGCAATCCTTCGTATAGGTTTACGATACAATACAAAGGTGTATTCCCATATACCAGTAAGTATTGTAAACATTAACCAGTAATATGATATTGTATTAATTGTTTGTAATTTAGGATTATATAATTTTACGTTATATGATATAATATAAAAACTCAATATTTCTAATATTCCAATTATAGTTCCAGAAACTTTCATCTTATTTAACAATGTTTTAATGGTCTTTAAGTCTTTTGTTTATTGCATTAATGCATTTCTAAAACCCACTGATTTTCTTTTATAATGAAGACAAATAAATACAATCGTCATCTCGAGAATTGCACCAGCGATAAATGGTAATCCGACTAATATCGATTGATTCTCAAAACCGACTTGATAAATAACTGTTAGGACACATCCAGCCGCGTGTATAGTTAATGTTAAAAGCGACAAATTACGAGAACCTTTTAATCGTATTGATTTTAAAATCTGAGGAATCCACATTATTATACCGGTAATAGTTGCAATAATATTCAAGAAATTAGATAATATTGGTAAACTGCCATTCAATGAATATGTCATAATCCATACAGTTATTGTTGCTGATAAAACTGTTATATATATTGGATATAATTTTTTTGTTTTATTATAATCTGATTCTTGCCATGTAATATTTTCTTTATCTACCAAAAATCGTTCTGTATTATCTTTACAACCATCAAATCTATTTTTAATACTATAGTGAATGTATTGGGTATATACTATAGTTATACATATCCAGGGCATAAACATTTGTGAAATAGGTAATAAATATTCAATAAAATTATTATTTGCAATTAAACCTATAAGATTAAACATCGAACTTAAACAACCCATAAATAACATTTCTTGACTAATTCCAATAACTGACTTTTTATTATAAAGTATAACCATTTGGGGTATATATGAACCAATTGTTCCTACTATAAGAATAATCCCAATAGATACTGCCCAAGGATTCATAACAACTTAAAAAATATATTTTTTTATGTTTAAATAACAATCATTGGGATTTGTTTTTTTTTATAGCAACATCCATTGATATAATAAATTTTTGAAAACATTGACATTTTTCTTTATTTGTTAATAAAGTATTATTTGATATCAATAATACTTTTGAATATTGTTCATTAACGATATTTATTCCATTTGTGAATATATCTGGATATTCATAAAAATCGGAATTATATAATTTGTTTGATAAAACACGATTTAATTCTCTATATTTCAACATATAATTTACTGATATCTCTGGACATGTTGTTTTAATATTTGTTATAATTTTATCTATTTTTTCTTCATCATCTAATTGTTCTTTTCGAATCTTGACTAAAGAGAATATATTATACCATTTTAAATTATACATATTATCTATATTAAATATATTTCTTATTTATTTATCCCTGCTTTCTATAAGTAAATGTTTAAAAATAAATCAAATTTGTTTTCGAGTAATCCAATTCAAAGAAATTCAGGTATGTCTATTTTTGCACCATTAGGTGGTAATAAATATTATCTTTTTGTTTGTGGAAAAGAAGGTCCCGTTGGTGGTCCGGCACCAAATCTTGTTTATGGATTACAAAATGGTGTTATTCAAAGAATGAATGCAAAAGAACTTGAAGATAGAGAAAAACCTGCAATTAGTTGTATTGCAGCAGATATTACTGGAAATGGCCGAGAAGATATATATGTAATGAATTCTGATATATTTAGCGGTAGAAAATACTCATATGATAAAATGTTTTCATACTACAAAGGTAGTTGGGGTGATTTATTTTTAACCGAAGGTATTAGAAATGAATATGCCGCACGTTCTCTGTGTGTAATTGATAGACGTGGTAAAGGTCTACATTCTATTTTAGTTGGAAATAATGGAGGTCCATTAAAAATGTATGAAGTACACTCCAATCGATTTATTGAGGTTAGTTCTCAAGTAGGTTTGGGAAATACCATAAATAATACTGTAGAATCTATATTATCTGGTCCAATATGTTCTAATAAAAATGATATTACAATAGGTTATTCACGTGGTCCAAATACAACATATACATTAGACAGTAATTTGAATTTTGTTCCAAAACTTAATACTGGTCTTGAAGATGAATATTTATCTAACAGAGGTATGTCATTTATAAATTTAGATACTACTGGAAAGAGATCAATTGCATCTGTTAATAGCAATGGTGAAAATAAGATATATGTTAAATCTGATGATTTAGTTAATTGTAAGTATAATGATATCTCAAATAATCCTCTTTTATATAACGATTTTGATATGAAAAACTGGAAAAAATCAGGTGATATACAAAATATAGTTGTTGCAGATTTTGATAATGATGGTTATGATGAAATATTTGTTAATTGTTATAGAGAACCAAACCGCTTATTTAGATGCAAAAACAATCAATTAATTGATATCCAAGAAGAAATTGGCGATGCATCAGAACCAGATGGTGCGGCAACTGGTATTGTCGTTTCTGATTTTGATGGTGATGGTTTATTAGGTATATTCATATCTCACGGTGGTGGTATGTCTCAACAACTTTCATATTATAAATCAGTTCGTGGTAAATATAATAGTTACTTAAGAGTACACGTTAAAACAGAATGGGGAGCACCAGCACGTGGAGCATCGGTAACGATTTTAACAAATAATTATAATAGAACCAAAATAATAGATGCGGGAAGCACATATTTATGTCAAAATGAACCAGTCGCTCATTTTGGTTTAGGTAAATACAAAGGTATTGTAGATGTTATTGTTAGATGGCCAGATGGTTCAACAGCAAGACATAATGAAATTTCCTTAAATCAAAACTTTACCGTTTGGCCACAAAATGCTAGATAAAAAATTAATTTATCAACATTTATGTTCTTGAAATAGTTCTATACAATAAAACATCTCATTGCATTCAGTACACGTCTCCTCAAATGTTTCATATGGATCTATTTCATAACATTTTTTTTCATTACAATTATTATAGTATAAATAATGGACTGATAAATCATAATTTATATTATCTTTATTTTCATAGTATTTTAACCACTTAATCAAAAGTTCTTCTCTTTTTGCTTGTGGTATATCTATTTTTTTACCATTAACGTAATAGTTATCTGGATTATATCTTATAAACATAATTGGTATACCTCCCCCTTCCATATAAATATTTTTCATACGATTATATTCACCTAATTTACAATAACTTTTATGTTGATTTTCATCTACTTCCACATGGACTTGATGAGTTATATTATCATATACCATTTCTTTTTCTTCAGAGTTTACACCGCCACAATTTCTATCTACTCTTTGATTATATCCATCTGGTTTTCTATAATTAGCACTAAGAATATTTAACACTCTTTTTTCTTTTATTTTTTGATGTTTTTTTATATCTTTTGCCTTTTCTTCCATACAACAAAAATTTACACATAACCCATCAATTAAAACATCAATATTTTTGCATTTATTACATTCTCTTTCAACAAGATATATATCATTATTATCTTTATGAGATTCACAATGTATTGGTTTCTTTATACCATATGTAGCAATATTTTTACAATCCTTTTTTAAACATTGTGCTTTCGGATTTGAAATCATATCAGATGTTTTGTGTTCTGCACATCGCGATGGAAGATTACAAGGAATTCCATATGATGCTCTTTTCTTACACACAATACATTTAGGGTTTTTGATATCAATCATATTTGGTTCCGCACAACCACTACAATGAGTTGCTTTAGTTTCTCCTGGTTTATTAAAAATTGGTTGTGTTTTTTTACACACAATACATTTGGGATTTTTAATATCCTCCATATCAGAATCAGCACATTTACTACAATGAGTTGCTTTAGTTTCTCCTGGTTTATTAAAATTTGGTTGTGTTTTTTTACACACAATACATTTGGGATT